CGTCCGAGTCCTCTGCCGCTGGGATATCCAGACGGTCGAGGTCGTGGACGAGATCGGAACGCGGACCGAATTTGAGTATGCCGAGAAGGTGCTCTGGTGGGCGCTACCGTCCCCTGAATATCTGACGAGGCAGGGATCCCGGCAGGTCATCACGGAGACCGGGAGAGCATACCTGGCATCGGCGGAGAACGAGATCCTCGGCTGGGCTCAGGCTGCAGGAGTATAGGTATGCAGTTTCGGCAGATGGTGCGGGTGATCGGGCTCCTCTGGGCCTACTCCTTAGCCATCCTCCTCGTATGCATCATGCTCATCGCCTACGCATCACCCTACCGCTCAATCACGATCCTCCTCGACTCGTTCGGGGAGGCATCGGCCGAGTTCTGGTCGTTCTGGGTCGTCGCGCCGATCATGACTGTGGCGGTCGCGTACATCCTCTGCCGGGAGACGGCCTGATGGCACGGATCCCCCGGATGGTGATCGGCGACGAGACCATGATCGCCAACCTCGGCAGATACAAGGGTAAGATGACCAACCAGATCGCCGACGGGCTCCGCAAGTTCGGCGGCGAGATCGAGCGAGTCAGCACCACGAAGTGCCCGATCGAGTTCGGCGAACTCAGGAGCCGCGTCTTCAACGAGGGGCCGCTGCAGGAGAAAGATACGCAGGTGCAGGTCGTCGGGTATGAGAAGTTCGGCGCGACGTGGGGGGATGGGCGAGCGTATGCAATCCCGGTGCATGAGCGCACCGGCGTCGCGCACAAGGTCGGCGAGGCCAAGTTCTTGCAGCACGCGGTCGATGAGTGCTCGAAGGACTATGTGCCGTACATGCAGAAACTCCTCGGGCAGGTGCGATTGTGACAGGCGCGGGTGAGGATCTCGTCGCATACCTCGCCAACCTCGGCGGGATTGGGACGCCGGGCGTTAATCTCTTCCTCGGGCACATGCCGGATCTCGCAGCGGCGATCACTATCATCGAGACTGGCGGGCCTGCCCCGTACCACACCTATGGGCCGGAGGAGATCATCGACCATCCCTCCGTGCAGGTGCTCGTCCGGAACCCGGCGTACCTGCTCGCCCGCGACAAGGCAGACCAGATCCGGGACGCGCTCGACGGACTCACAGGGATGCCGATCAACGGCACCCGGTATCTCTCCATCACGGCGATGAGTGATCCGGCCCACCTCGGCAAGACCGGCACGAGCCAGGGGGAGGCGCACGAGTTCTCCGTCAACTTCACGACGATGCGGGAGCGGGCGGCGCCGGTCGTCGGCCTGTGCGGAGCATACTACGACCTCTCGGAGTGGTTCACCCCATGATCGGCAAAGATACATTACTCTACGACGTCACCGAGGGCGAGTTCCTCGCCAATGTGGACGCGATCGGGCAGATCGACCACTCCCGGCAGGCGGTTGATACCACCGAGTACAGCACGAGCGAGCAGGAGACCAGTATGCCCGGCCTCAAGCGCACCGCCCCGATCACTGTCCGGCTCAACTACGAGCCGTTCGACGAGGGCGTCGCCCGTCTGGTCGACCGCTACGAGGCCCGAGAGATCGCAGACTACCTTCTGATATTCCCCGATCACTCGACCTACTCGTTCCGAGGTTACGTGCTCGCGCTCGGGCAGGAGCAGCCGAAAGCGGATCTCCTGCGCCGCTCGTTCCGATTCCAGCCGGACGGCACGATCGAGCCCATCTTATCTGCATCGCGCCGGTGCGGGGACTACTACGATCTCTCGCAGTGGCTCTCGCCCGGTGATGACTACCCGGAGGCACCGCCCGGGTCATGCGCGGCTGCATTTGATATCAGCGAGTGGTACACATGACGACTATTGGCAAGACAACGACTATTGCAGACGCAAGTGGGAACATCTCGAACATCGACGCTATCGGCGATCTCTCGCTCACCGCAGATGAGATCGAGGATACGGTCTACGGCACCGGCAGGTACAAGACCTTTGTGCCCGGCCTCAAGGACGCCGGATCGTTCGACCTGACGCTCAACTACCTCCAGACCGACACCAGCAACAACCGCCTCGTGACTGCCTTCAACGCGGGCACCTCGACGCAATACACGATCACCTTCCCCGACGCCTCGACATTCGTGTTCACGGCGTTCGTGGCCGGGGTCGGGATCGCGGTCCCGAAGGATGAGAAAGTGCAGCGGACGTTCACCATGCGGATCGACGGCAAGACCGCGCCGGTCTTCAGTGAGGCATCCTAAGCATGATTCCCGAAACCATCCGCGAGTTTGGCGGGAAAACCTACTCTATCCGTTTTTCTGCCCGCTCCGCAATCGAGATCGAGGCCGCGTTCGGCTGCAAATTGAAAGACCTCCAGGAGACGATCGGTGCGGAACCGTCCACGGCTGACCTCTGCAAGATGGCTCGCACCTGCGTCCGGATCGACGGCAAGCCGCTGACTGAGGAGCAGTACTTCGACCTCATCGACGCGATCGATATCAGAGAACTCGGGGGCATCCTGACCTCAGCGATGGCGCGGGCGCAGGGTGACGCTCCGGGAAACTGAGGCCGTTCGCCGGGTGGATGCGGGAGTACCTCGACATCGCCGCCAACACGGGCTACTGGACCGATCCCCGCATCCTCTACGACTTGACGCCAGCGGAGATCGCAGCAGTGATCGCCGGGCGGATGGCGCAGGAACGGCGAGTGCAGCAGGCCGAGAACATCCGCGCCGGGACGATCTGCGCTATGATGGTCGCCCCGTATCGGTCGAAGGGGTCGCCGCCGCTGACGTGGAAAGACTTTTTCCCGGACACTACGGCGAAACCGGCACAATCGGAGGGACACATGAAGAGAATCGCAAAGGGGATCGCGCTCGCGTTCGGGGGTAAGGTGGTGACCCGTGAGTCTTAACGTCGGCAATCTTGTAGCCTCGCTCGGGCTGGATATGGCTGCGTTTAATCAAGGGGTTGAGAAGGCCCAGACCAAGATATCCGGGTTCGCGTCCGGGTTCGCGACAACCATGTCGTCGATGGCAGTCCCGATCGCAGCCGTCGCAGCTGCGGTCGCGGCTATCGGTGGTGCCTCAGTGATGGCTGCCGATACGGTCGACAAAGCCTACGCGACGATCCGCGTCGGGACGGGGGCAACGGGTGAGGCACTCACCGGGCTGCAAGCAGACTTCGATGCCGTGTTCGGCGAGGTGCCCGCGAGCGCCGCTGATATCGGCACCGCGATCGCTGACCTCAACACCCGGCTTGGGCTGACCGGCCCCGCCCTGCAGGACATGGCGACGCAGTTCCTCGAACTCTCCCGGATCACCGGGACGAGCGTCGCGGGGAACATCAAGGACGTTACCCGAACGTTCGGCGATTGGGGTGTCGCGGCGGAAGATCAGAGCGACGCGCTCGACTATCTGTTTAAGTCCTCACAGGCCACCGGCGCCACGGTCGGATCTCTCAGCCAGAAAATGGTGCAGTACGGGGCCCCGCTCCGGCAGATGGGGTTCGACTTCGAGACATCGGCCGCCATGATGGGGAAATTTGAAAAAGAGGGCGTGAATACCGAACTCGTGCTCGGGTCGATGCGGATCGCCCTCGGCAAGATGGCGAAAGATGGGGTCACTGATGCCGACGAAGCGCTCCAGATCCTCATCGACGACATCCAGAGCGCGGGGTCAGTTGGCGAGGCAAACGCGCTCGCGATCGAGACCTTCGGCTCCCGCGCTGGCCCCGACATGGCCGCCGCTATCCGGGAGGGGCGGTTTGAGCTAGACGATCTGCTCGAAAGCCTCGCGGACTCTCCCGAGACAATCCAAGCGGCCGCCGACGACGCAATGACCCTCGGCGACCGGATGGATATCCTCGGGGCGAAGGCGACCGAAGCCCTTGAGCCGGTCGGGGATCTCCTGATCGGGGTGTTCGAGGACGCGATGCCGACCCTCGAAGCCGGGATGGATCAGGTCTCCGAACTCGGGCAGGGGTTCGCGGACTGGCTCGGGCAAGCGCAGCAGGACGCCGCCCCGTTCGTCTCTACGATGCAGGATAAACTCGCCCCGGCTACCGAGTTTTTCCAGAGCAAACTCCAATACCTCACCGACTGGTGGGAGGAGGAATCCCCCGTATTCATGGCCGCGTGGGCCAATATCTCCGCGTTCATCCAGTGGGTGATCGGATCGGTGATCGTGCCGCTCTTCGAGTGGGCATGGCCTTACATCGAGCAGATCTACTCCGGTGCGCTCGACGTCATGCTGAACGTCGCCAAACTCTTCGCGTCCATCCTCGCGGGGGATTGGGAGAGCGCAGGCGAGGCCCTGATCGATATCACGAAGGGCTTTATGGGTATCCTGAATGGCCTCATGGGGGCCGGATGGGATGCCATCGCCACCGGGATCGAGTGGGTCGGGCAGGGGATCATGAACTTCATCTATGATGTATGGGGCGATATCGTCCAGTACATCGAGACCCAGATTAACAATGTGATCGATCTCATCAATGGGATGATTGAATCGATCGAGAGCGTCACCTCTGCGGTCGGCATCACTCTCCCTCGCCTGCAGCATGTCAAGTTCCAGGCCGAGCAAATCAAAGCGCCGGAACTTAAGATCCAGCGGTGGGG